CCTTTCATGGTGCCCATTCTAAGGCCCCAGGCTTTGAGTGCATGGCTGCCGAACATCCTGCGTTGGAAACCTTCAGGTAAACCTAGGGAGGTTGCATCGTCATTCTGCAGGTCTGCAGCGACCAGGCGACTAATGACCAGTGTGTCTGTCACTTTACCTTTAGGCTTCCAGGACGGATAAACCTTTTGTAGTGCAGGGATGTCGAAACCAATGATGTTGTGGCCTATGATTTCATCGGCTTCTTGCAGTAGATCCAGGGCTTCTTTGATGCCATCGGGACCGTCATAAATCTTAAGTGCATTGACTCTTCTGTCAGAACATTTTGTATCATAAATTGCAATACAGTGAACGGTGTCTAGCTCGTGAAGTAGGCCATTACTCTCCAGGTCAAAGACCAGGCTCACAAGGACATCTCCACTTGAGAATAGTCATTGACTCTCTCACCCTCTAGACTCCACCTTCCGACAATAGCAGCTTTACCATGACGGTCTCTTACCTTGATGTCTTGACGGACAATTTCAAACCCGGCTTTTCTCAAAGTATGTATGTGGGCCGATATCCTGGTGATACCCCAGAACCTAAAAGCATCGAAGCTAGTGATGCTGTTACCCTCTTGTAGGAACGCTATAACTTTATCTTCTTGTGACATATTGCTTCTCCTTAGTTTCGATTTTAAAATTTGAGAGGCAGCTCTTCTTGCTTCCACTCACAAGTAAAGCCACAATCTGTGGGTACATCAGTTTTGAAGGTGCCCCTGTCAGGGTCCAGTACATCAAGGTACACAGGTCCGTGTTTATCCTTGTTGACAGCGTGTCCGAGCTTTCTTTCTAGCTTTGCCATCCTTTCGAATGCCTCTGGAAAGTCGAGGCGTATTTTGTTCCAGTAACCCATGCCACCCTTAACACAACCGACACAGTTGTTGTTGTTGTAACCCAACTTGTACATGACAGGAATTTCAATCCCTAAGTCCCTAACAAACTCTAAGCAATCCTTCTTGGTGTAGCCTTTCTCCAACAATATAAAGTCGGCTTCAACTGTGTTGTTTGCGTCAAGAAACCTATCTACTCTGTTCTCTTCTTCTACCGTGTAGCCAAATACTTGAATGTCGTTATGTTTCTCGTAAGCCTTCCGTACATTCTTTTTAAGAACCATCGTACAAGGTGCGCCTGTTGGTCCTTTAATGAACTTTCTTTCTTCGAATACTTTGTAGATAGAGAAACCCCTTTCAACATCACCTATGACCTTAATAGGTAACGCACATTTCATCTCATACTCTTTTAAGAATCTGAGACTGTCCTTATGCTCTTCTTGTACTCGACAATAGACAGCCTCAAAAGGGTGGTCTTTGTACTTATCTCTGGCTAGATAGGTAGCAAACGCACTGGCTGCCCCACAGCTAAACCATGAAACAACTCGCTGAGAGTCATAAATCATAATAAATTACTCCTAAAAACAATTATTAGAGGAGGCATCGATAAGCCTTCCGCTATCGCGTTGGTACTGCAGCCGTCCGGCCCATCCAGTCTGACCAGTAAAACGGTTCTTGAGGACCACCAAATCACGGCAGTCATTAGTAGGGTCTTCAGGGTCCATTTGGAGACCAAGACATTGGTCTGCTAGTTGGGCTATGGCGTGACTTCCTCTTAGCTGAGACAGCTCTACCTTGCCTCCTGCCTCATGACCTTTGCCCTGGGGACGAGTAAGGTGGCTGACCACAAACAAAGTGATATCTAGCTCCTGGACCATCGTTCTCAACTGGGTCATTGCATCGTCAATTAATCTCCGTTCATCAGTGACCTTTCCGGTCATGGAACTTATGATTAGTGACAAATGGTCTAGAAACACATGGGTACAACCCATCGCTTTTGCCATGTACTGGATGCGGTTAATGACAATAGCTAAACTATGGCTACCCCCAGAATCCAACAGCTGAATCTCTTGTATCCCAAACAGCTCATCGTGGGCTTCTAAGACCTCTTCTTTTGTTGCAGCCTCGTAGTCCTGGACAATGTTTTTGTTGATGTGAAGGCCAATGAGACCTCTTACAGTGCGCTTGTTCTGCTCCTCTAACATGAGCATCCCAACCTTCTGACCATGAGTATGTAAGTGGTAAGCAATCTCAGTGACTAAGGTAGATTTACCTACACCACTCCCGGCACAAATCGTTACCAGGGTGGACGGACGAATGCCCCTGGTAAGTTCATTAAGCTTTGCATAAGGATAAGTAATCGTGGAGTGTTCATCAGTCTCAGTGATGATGCTGCGGAGTTCTTTAGTGGAGACAATACCGTCAGGTCTCCAGTCCTTAGCCCTCCAGATTGCATTGACTATTTCAGCCTCAGCTCCTGCCAGGAGAGCCTCGTTAGCATCTTTAAAACCACTAAGCTTAGCTATCTTACATTTGCCGATAGGAAGGCTCTCAGCGCAGTCTAATGCTGCAGAAGCCCCGGCTTCATCTCCGTCAAATAGCAGGATAAGCTCATCGAATCCACCAAGATAATCCCAGGCATTCATAAGGGCTTTCTTAGCTGATTGAGCGCCATTTGGGACTGATACTACAGGCCATTTGTTCTGTTGAGCCTGGGACACTGAGAGAGCGTCTAAGGCCCCTTCTGTAATGACCAGTTTCTTACCAGTGGTCCACAAGTGTTGACCAAAAAGACCCATCTTCTTAGTCTCACCCAGGGCAGTAAAATTCTTATCTTTGTCCCTGGTCTTTTGAGCAACAACCTCACCGAACTCATTACGGTAGTTCTCAATCTGAACTGGTCTTCCGTGATACTCCCCTACCTGGTAGTCAAACTTACGACAGGTATCTTCTCGTATACCCCTAGCAACCAATGCAGCATAGTGGCCGTGGATTAAATCCTTGTTGAGCTTCTTGGTGGACGTTACTGCAGTCGATTCAGCATCGTCACCTGGCGTGTAAGCCTGGCAGCCGAAACAGTACAAATGATTATCATCAAACAATCCGCAGTTGTCTTTACTACCACATTGGGTGCATGGAACATGCATTACAAATGCAGAGTCATTGTGTGTGTCTAATAGCATTTTCATTCCCTCAAACGAAAAAAAGGGGACCCTTTCGGGCCCCCTTAGCTCTCCTTAACTACAGTTACTCCTGTAGCCACTCGTCTGGAATCGACTTGTGTGCCCATAGAAACCCCTGCTTATCGCAGTAGCTTGCATAGGTAGACTTCGACCCCTTGTAGAGTTTCGAATTGCAATTACTAAATACAAACCGGATGTCAATATCTGGGTGCTGCTCACGAATCAAGACATGCTTCTGTCTGTCTTTGGTGTCCCAGATACCTTTTGTTTCGACATAAAAAAAGCCGCCTTTCTTTGGCAGCTTAAAATCAGGTGTGTATCTGTGATTGCTCTTTGGTATTACATAGTTAATCTTGTCAGTCTCATACAGAAGCTCTATCCCTGCTACCATAATCTGTGCAGCTGCTTTGTCTTCAAGACCGCTTCGATAACCATGTCGAATACCACGTTTTTTAGAATCGGTCTGCCGATTGTGTTTGGGGTGCATCTTCCGCATCGAAAGCTTCCTGTAGTATGTCCTGGCCTACAAAACCGCCCTCAACGGCATCAAATCCATCACCACCTTGCTCACCACTAGACACAGGCTCTATGACCTGGACTCTTGTAAGCTGCAGCGTGACACCCTTGGAACCACTAACTTCGTATGGAGCTATGAAGCCCCCTACTTTAAGCACTGAGCCTCCCCAGATTTTTGGTACTTGTTCACCGACCAGGTTAGCCCCAGTCGCATCAAAAAAACTTGGCACATATTTAGACTTCGTCAAGAACACTGTCTCTCCAGTATCTTCGTCAGTCTTGTAAGGCAAACGAGCTTTACTCCAATTCTTTCCGAATTCAGATTCAGCGACCTGGTTAATCATCTCTACTAGAGCAGAAGCATCGTCCACTATGAGATTGGTTTTGTACTTAGGGTCACCACCGAATGCGGTGTCTGGTTGGTTCAGCCAAGGATATTGTGCGCGGCCTTTGTTGCTCGTAAATTTAACTCTGTTGTTCTGAGACATTTGTCTCTCCTTTGGTGTTTCAGTAAAAGTTTAAGTTTCTTCAGACAATAGGAAACGCCCTTCTGAGTAATCAAAAGTTAACGATTTTAGGCAGGGTTCTATTCTCTTAGGGTGGACACAATAAAATGTCCAGGGTGTGACTAGCTAAAACAATACTCAGAGTTGAGTACTTCTAGCAGGTTTAAATCACCTTTCAATGGGATAGTTACATCAAGTCTATCTAATCCTTCTTGTGACAACTGTTTCTTCGCATGGCCTAAAAAGCTTTCATAGAGACAATACCCATCATACATCTCCACAAAAGTCTCACGTACTGACTCATACATCACCTCTGTTTCAGCAGGGGTAGTACCGAATGAATCATGGATACAAAAGAAGCTTCTGACTCCTTTTTTCTTGCTTCTTAAGACAGCTCTCATTAAGTGTGAGCTATCCATTGCGTGAATGCAGTTTGGGGCAATTGCACTCTTGGACTTCTTCTTATCCACCTTTGACAGGGCGCTCCTGGACCGCAGTGTCGTTTGAGACCGCTTCCTGACTCCTGCTTCACGGTCATACAAAAAGATCTTCACCTTCTTAACATCCCAATGGGTGTAGCGTTGGACCATAGGGAAACCAGTAGGAGTCTCAAACTTAACGTGCTTACCTTCGTGAGCTAGGACCCCTGCTATCTTCTGGAAGAAACTCATGCCCTCAGCTGCACTTGAGACAACCTTTTGGACTGAGTGGTAGTTAACCTCAGCTAAAAGCCTGGCACACTGCTTATGCACCCATTCATCATCCGTAAAAGGGTGTACAAATAGCTTACCTGACCGTTTGTCTAACTCCTTACGCATGACTTTGGTAGCCATCTTTTTCATAACGTCTTCCAGTAACTGGTCACCAAAGCCAAACTTTCCTGACGAGTAGCCATACGTCATGACATTACGTTTACAGACACCGCGGTCAACACCCATCGCCAACCAAAGCTTAGCGTGAAGCTTTCGGTCAGCTCTTTTCTCATCTGCAGTGATGACCTTCCCATTGTTATCTTTGGAGTCTAGAACCCAACCTTCAAAGTAATTTGGGTCTGCAATTTGCTGTAGCCTTTTCACAGACACCTCAGCCACAGCACCGTAGATATCCTTGGGTTTGTCTGAAGGTATTAAGTTAACCAGGGCACCATCCTTTGAACTTAAAGATGCAGCAGCATAATGTTGGATTCCGCTACATGAGGCATCGATTGAAATCGGGAGTCCACAATAGTACACCCCCAGACCTGCGTCTTGACAATCCGTGTACCGCGCAAACTCGTGACATGCTGCAAGAAACTGGAATGGCTTATCTGCTTTGGACCAAATCCTATACGTACCTTCAAAGTCATTACCGATACTGTAAATCAATTTTGCTCTACGATTTACTAGGTCTACTCGTTTAGCCAGGGACTGCTTACTAATCTTGTTAAAGTCCCACACGTTAGCGATATGGATGGCAAGCCATTCGATACTGTTTTCATCTAACCTGGTCTCATCAGCAAGCATAAACATAGCTTTGATATGGTCATCTCTGTGGTAGCTAAAGTTACTCGTGGGATAAACTCTTTGTCTGAAGTCGAGGTTCCAACCTAAGTAAAATTGGTTATACCCTGTCAGCTCTGTTGCATCCTCAAGGTCTTGCTGCATCATAGTGACCTGACCATCAATCTCACGATTCTTGGACCTGACAGATTTTGCATCAAAGATGAATTTCTTTTGGTCATCTGGCGGTAGAGAAGAGAAGTCCTTTGGCTTATGGAGGTAGTCAAGATGGTCTTTGACAGGGAACTTGGTAATGTTCTTACTGTTTTCCCAGGCCCACTTTACTGCAGACAAAACATACTCGTTAATCTTCAAGGGGGTGTCTTGGAGGGCATTCAATGCCTCTATGTAATCAGGCTTTGGCTTCCCATCCTGCAGCTGATACTCAATTGCTTTACGCTGTGTATAGCAGCTTTGTCTTACAAGAGCCGTTTGAGCAGCACTGTCATCAGAGTAATAGCATCCAGTATCAAACTTAACCCAAGGCTTAGGTTTTATAACCAGTGGTCTAAACATAGGCTCCTGCCAGGACTGTAAGAAGTCCATGTTGGCAATAGTATCCCTAGCTTCTTTAGTTAGACCCACCATTGTCTTATGAGTAGAAGGCTTACTACTAGGCTTCTTGACCCAGGTATCAAACAAAGGACTAGCCTCAGTGATGCAGCTAAAGACAATAGAGGCTACTTTAGTGTGTCGGTCAGACTCTTTGTCCCAAGATTCAAACTTGTAACCTTTCTCTTTAGCCCAATCTCTTGCTGCTCTTTCTCTGTAGAAATCACTAGAGATGTTCTTAACGACATTAGTCTCTATAGATTTCGCTAGATTTAAGTCAAACTTCTTAAGACCAACAGCCCATTGCTCAAGCTCTATACGCTCACCAATTGACTGTAGAACCTTAGTCCTGGTCTTCGATGTAGACACACCTTCATAACATGCTGCAAGACCAATGTACGCAGCAGTCATGGAGTCTATTGATTGGAGATCCTTAAAGCCACAGGATTTTCGTCCACGGTGTTTAGCTTCTTCATAAAGAAGATAATCTTGGATTGCTTGAGCAACCTTGGGTAAAGCCTCAGTGATAAGCTTATGAGGATTATTCTGAGTTGAGAGCTTAGAGTTGTTCTCTAGTCTCTTAAGATACTTGTCTCTTCCGTCTGCGAACATCTTAAGTTCACGGTCCATTTGTATGTCATATGTTCCATCAATCTTCTGCTGCATTTCAATGTCTCCCTCGACGTTTGTATTCTCTTAGGGTGGACACAATAGAATTAGCCTTAAAATACGTGATTTCATAAGTATTTATATAGTACTGTATTCTGTCAATGTCTTTAGAACCCTTCAATGTAAACTTATTATTAAATCTTCTGTGACTAGAGCATCTTTTACATAGTTTTATTCATAGTAAATTACCCAATAAAGCATGACTCTAGACAAAAAAAAGCCTCCGTCTTGGAGGCTCTAGTACTGTTAGTGCAGCGTCGGTTTGTCTGGTAGCCATCCCTCATTGCCAGGAACAGGTTCCAGGTCCTCAAGGTCAAAACAATCAGTGGCAAACCCTAACGCTATTTGAAACTGTAAGGGTAATTTAGTTTCTTCTTTCTTTTTGTCATCATCTTCGCTGCTCATGCTGCCCTCTCTTCAAGTTTTTTCATGATGATAGCCAAATTGTCTTTCTTAGCGTGGACATACTTCTTTGTCGTAGCTATCGACTTATGGCCCAGGATTGTACCAACGATTAACGTATCCACATTGAACTCCATAGCCAACCTGGTTGCACAGGTATGCCTAAGCACATGAAATACAAAATGGTCATCGTAAGGTGCCAGGCACTGTTTGGCTAACGCCCAGGTATCGTAGAACTTACGATTAGTCCAGACACCAGAAGGACAACTGTCCAGGTTACGCAGCGCCTCTCTAGCTGAGGCGTTCATGGGGACTGTGCGTTCTGAGCCGTTCTTAGTGTTCGTAAGCTCTATAAAGTTACCGCAGGGGCTGATGGTGCCAATTGTCTTCTTGGGCTTAGGATTGTTGATAGACAGTATCTCGCCTAATCGCATCCCAGTGTTAACTCCCATTGTTACAAAGTCAGCCATCCAGGGATGGTCTGAGTCCAGAAAGAACTCAACCAGGTCATCAACTTCCTGGTCTGTGTAGAACCTAGGTCTGCCAGATTCTACAGCCTTCCACTCAACCTTCGGGGGATAGTCCATCAGCTTCTTGTTTACAGCCTTCTTAAATAAGCGGCTATAGGCTGCCAGGTACCTGTTGACTGTTGAGTCAGAAAGGCCCTCTTCTTTCAGGTAGTCCATGAAGTCATAAAGGTCATCGTCAATGTAGCTGCCGATGTCTCTCGTTCGGTTGTTACTAAAGTTACTTAGGCGGTTGACCATGAACTTACAGTCTTTCAAATACTTGTCTTGCCAAAGTCTCTTGCCGTACTTATCAAAAAATGTATCTAAAGTTAAAGTTTCCATTTAAGTTACCTCTCTGTGTACGGCATCAAGGCCGTCTGGGAAGCCCCTGGTGGGGACATTTTGTGTTGCACATAAAAAAAGACCCGGAGGTCTTTAGGTCAATCGATTAATGTAGGTTTTGTCTATTGCTTTTTCGCATGTAGAGACTATAAAACAGCTAGTTACG